ACACAATCAAAAAGAAGAATATATGACTATCTGGGAAATCATAGCAAGCATTATTTTGTTTGCTATGGTGCTTGGAACTTGTTGGATATTTTTATTAATAACTTATTAACTGGAGGCATTATGGGAACTAGAGCAAATATATGTTTAATTAACGAAAAAGATAATACTAAAAAATGGCTATATAGACATTGGGACGGCTACCCAACAGAAACTGGAAATGATATTGCTTATACTTTTCATTATCATAAATTTAATTTAGCTACTATTGAAGATAGCCTTATAAATTCAAGAACAGCAGATAGACTTGACGATAAAATTTATGAAACTACTGATTGCGAACATGGAGATATTCAATGGTTATATGAGCTAATTGTTCAGCAATCTGGGAGATTTAGGTTTCAAGTTTCAGAGTATGTTTATACAAATACAAGCAGAAAACTTGAAGTTCGCTATAGCTTTTCTTCACATTCATTAAATGAGCTTTTTTATAGTTATATGCTTTTTCAATGTAAACACGAAGAAAAAGAACTGGTGCATAAACGCATTTATTATAATAAATGCTTAGCTGAATTAGACACTTCTAAAAAAGTTCAATTAAACTAACCGGGAGGAACTATGAAAAAAAAGTTAAATAAAAGCAAAGCAGTATTAGAACATTTATTAAAATATGGGAAAATTGATACTTGGCAAGCTATAACTAAATATAAAGCTACTAGATTATCAAGTATTATTTATAACTTAAGAATGGAAGGATATGACATTGAATCAATATGGGTTGAAGAAAAAAATAAGCCCAGATATGTTATGTATACATTAATGCAAGACTTTACAGGAGAATCATAATGGCAAAAAAGAAAAAAGAAGCTTGGGAAATAGAATATGATAAAAAAATTATAGCAAGAAATAAAGGAATGAAGAATTTAACAAATGAGCAAAAAACTGCTATAAATGAATTATATGATATTGCAAATGATGTAATTGTAGATATTGGTGAATGCTTTGATATTAGGCTTGAAGATATAAGGAAGCTTGATAATGCTAAATGGAAAGTATTTCATGCTTTTAATATGGAAAATAGAAAAAAGGAATAAATTTTAAAGTTGCTAAGTATTGGGCTGGAGTTTTCGCTAATTCTCCAGCCTTTTTTTTATGCTTGTAATATACATTAAATAATTGCTAGAATAGAGTAACATTTACTTGACAGGGATTATTAAATATGTCCGAAGATAATATTGAGTTTATTAATGATGTATTAGACTTAGAATGTGATTATAAAGAAATAGATACTGAAGAAGATGGCAGCTTTGAAGGTTATGCTTCAGTATTCAACAATAAAGATTTAGGAAATGATGTAATTAAGCCCGGAGCTTTTTCTAAATCAGTCTACGATAAAAAACCAAAACAAATTAAATTACTTTATCAGCATAAAACTGATGAGCCAATCGGAGTTATAGATAAATTAGAAGAAGATAAACGTGGCCTTAAAATTAAAGGCAGATTAGCTATGGGAACTCAAAAAGGTAAAGAAGTTTATGAGCTTATGAAAATGGGCGCGCTTGATTCAATGTCTATTGGATATAAGCTTTCCCCAGAAGATTATAAATATAGCGATAAGCTTAAAAAGAGAACTATAACTAATTTGGACTTAATGGAAGTTAGCATGGTTACATTTCCAATGAATCCAAAAGCAAAGGTTACGAAAGTAAAACTTGCTGGAATGAATGTAAGAGAATTAGAAAATTACTTATGTGATTTAGGTATGACTAATTCTGTTGCAAAACAAAGTGCAAATGTACTGTATAAATCATTTAATCCAGAATTAAATGAGCAACGAGATGTTGTTGATAGTATTAGTGCATTAATTAATACAATTAAACATTAAGAGGTTTATTATGAGTGAAGAAATTAAATCTGTTATAGATAATTTGGGAAGCGCTTTTGAAGATTTTAAAAGTGAAAACTCAAAGCGTCTTAAAGAGATAGAAAAAAAAGGCTCTGCTAATGCTGAACTTGAAAGCAAAGTTGACAAAATGGTTGACGACATTTCTAAAATGGCTGAAACCAAACAGGAACTTGAAATTCAAGCAAAAAATTTAGCTGAAGCACAAACTAAGTTAGAAGGCTTAGAAACTGTTCTTGCTCGCCCGGAGACAGGAAACAGTGCAAAAGATGTTGATATACAAATGAAAGCTTTTGGCTCAATGCTAAGAGTTGGTGCAGAAAAAATGGACGAAGTTGAAAGAAAAGCTTTATATGAATCAGATGATACTCTAGGCGGCTTTTATGCACCTACAGAATATGTTGCTGATTTAATTAAAGGCGTAACTGAAATATCTCCAATTCGTTCTATTGCAAGAGTTAGAACAACATCAAATAGGGGAATAGAAATACCAAAAAGAACTGGGCAATTTGCTGCTTCTTTTATTTCAGAGCAAGGCACAAGGTCAGAAACTACTGGATATACTACTGGGCTTCTTGAAATTCCAGCGCATGAGCTATATGCAAGAGTTGAAATTTCGCAAGCTATGTTAGAAGATTCTGCTTTTAATCTTGAGACTGAAATGTCAGAAGAATTTGGTACTCAATTTGCAAAAAGAGAAGGTACTGCTTTTGTATCTGGAACTGGAGTAGGGCAACCACAAGGATTTACTGATGGTGGCGCTGGAGTTTCTAGCACTAATTCAGGAAGTGGAACTGCTTTAACTGCAAATGGATTATTAGATTTAATGTATGACATAAAATCTGATTATATGAATAATGCTCGCTTTGTTATGAATAGAGGTACATTTGGCGCTATCTTGAAATTAGAAGATACTGAAGGTCAAAAAATCTTTGTAAATAGCATGAGTTATGTTGGCGGTGCTCCATCAACAATTTTAGGAAAGCCATATGTACTTGCAGAAGATATGCCTGACGTTGCTGGCTCTGCAAAGCCAGTTGCTTATGGTGATTTCTCAAGAGCATATACTGTAGTTGATAGAGTAAATATGTCAGTCATGAGAGACCCATATTCAAGTGCAACAAGTGGAAATATACGTTATATCGCTAGGCGTAGAGTTGGCGGTGCAGTAGTTCTTGCGGAAGCAATTAGACTACAAAACATTTCTGCATAACGGAGGATTATTATGAGAGATATTAGTAATAGAGTAAAATCTGTAACTTGCCAGGACGCTAAAGTTTTTACAGCTGACGCTAATGGCACAACAGTTGATACAAAAGGATTTGGCTCTTGTATGTTTATTGTAAACTCCGGTATAGAAGGAGATACATTATCTGGAAGTGTAAAATTTGATTTTATACTTGAAGAATCAACAGATGATTCAACTTTTACTGCTGTAACAAGTTCAACTTCTGTTACAGAAACATCAGTTGATAGTTCTGGTATTTTCTTAACACTTGACGCGAATGGTGAGACACCTCAAACTTCGCAAATAGGTTATATTGGCGGCTCAAGATATGTAAGAGTTAAAATTGACGCAACAGGAACTCATTCCAACGGAACGCCTATAAGTGTTCAAGCGGTATTGGGTAACCCTATTGATTCAACTGACGCTTAAATATGTAAAGTTTGTGGGGAGTGGTTTTGATTGCTCATTGTCTGCTCCTCACTCTTATATAGGAGTTAATTATGAAAGTTAAAATGTTACGAGATATGAAAGCTGCTGCGAATGAAGATGGCAACGTAGTTAAAGTTTATAAAAATGGAGAAATAATTAATTGCGATAAAGAATGGCAAAAAGTTATTGCTTTTAGATTTATTGAAAATAATTCAGCAATAGAAGTTAAAATTGATTCTCCTAAAGAAACTAAAGCAAAGAAAAAAGTTACAAAAAAGAAAGCGACAAAGAAAAAAGCTAAATAGGTGCTTATATGGCTAGAACTATAGGCACAGATTTTTCTAATCAATTATCTAGCAGTCAAACTAGACCTTTTTATGCTGTAGAATTTATATATACACAACCTCTTAGAATTTGGACAGGTTATGGTGATTTTCAAGTATTAGGTCAAACATATTTAGGCTTAGGAAATTTAATAAGTATAAGTGATATTAAAGAAACAGCAGAAACAAAAGCGTCAGGAATATCTATTGAAGTTGGCGGTTTAAATCAAGATATAACATCTCAAGCTTTATTATCAACAGCTCAAAATATTATTGTTAATGTTTATTTTGGTGTTTTAGAAACATCTGGAAATGCTTTAACTATAGTTGATACGCCTTATGAAGTTTTTTCTGGAAATGT